TTTTATATATAAAGAAAATTTTTTTATCTGTCACTCTGTCACAATTATATTTATAAGTTAGTAATATCAATGGTTTGCATTTGTGACAGCTAAATTTAATTATCTGTCACACTTTGTCACAAACGATAGCCAAAGTATTTATATGGCTATGTTTTCATTTGTCACATTAAAACAATCTTTTGGTAGATATAAACTACTAGCAATTTGTTCTATGGTAAAACCATCAAATGCTATTGGATCTAAATCCAAAGCTAATAATTTAAATGCAAAGTAATTAGCTTGTTTTTCTAATTTGCCACAATTGATTAAATTTTTATTAAATGCTGCTTTATATGTTTCTGTATGCAATAAAGCATGACCTAATTCATGGGCTAATATAAATTTTTCATATTCTAAATTTAAATCATTTCTAATAAGGACTATTTCATTGCCAAAATAATTTCTATTATATAAAGATTCATTTCCCCTTAATAAAATATTGCTGGGTTCTAATTTAATTATTTTTATTTCTAGATAATCATATAATTCGTAAATATTATTTGTATCATATGTATCTTTAAGACCTTCTAAGATGTTATCTAACCAATTTAAATACATATTTTACCCCCACAATCTCAAATAAAGTTATTTATTATATTTAGGACCTAGCATTTTTAATAAGTTTAAAAGTTCATTGGCAAATTCTATTATTTCTTCATCTGTCATTTTGTTAGTATCAAACCCACCAAAACCCATAATAGCAGGCTGTTTCAATATAAATTGCATGGCTGCTTGTGGAGTAGTGAATTCTCCTGTTTCAAATAGTCCAGTTTCTTCTTTAAGTTGGTTTGATTTTTCATCCCATTTTTTGAAAAGTAATTCATCTACACTAATATTAAATACATTGGCTAATTTAGATAATGTTTCAGCTTTAGGATTTTGAGCCTTACCTTTTTCAATATCATTGATTGTACTTTGACCAACTCCAGATTTATCCGCCAATTCTTTTAAAGTTAGTTTATTTTTTTCTCTTAATTCTTTTATACTATCTCCTAATATAGACATTTAAATCACTCCTTTAATTTATATTATATCCGGTTTACAAGATAATTATAACATCTTTAATCCGGTTAAGCAAATAGAAAAATAAAGAAATTTGAGCATTTTAGATTAAATAAGAGTTATTCTTATTTAATAACCGTTTGACCGGATAAGATGCGTTTGATTAAATGGTTAACCGGATATATAATTTAGTCAACGGTTATCCGGAAGGAGGGGTGTGAATGGAAAATAAAATCTCGTTATATGTTGACAAGTTAGTAAAAGAAGGCACTACCATAACTGAAATAATTAAAAAATCTAATATAGGAAGAACAAGCTTTTATGACATTATGAATGGTAAACAAGTTCCCAAATTAGATACTGCTAATAAAATAGCAACCGCTTTAAATGTAGATATAAAAGAGTTATTTCCTGAGTTAAAAGAATAGGAGGCCAATATGAAAGAGTTCATATTTCTAATGCCAACAAATGATAATAGAATTGCATTAGTTGAAAATAAAAACGGAAAGCCAATGCTTTTAATTGAGTATATAAATAAAGATTTTTGCATTTTTTATAAAGCAACGTTAACAAATGGATTTAATCTTTACAAAGCTAATAAACTTTTACACTCATTAAACACTGGTATTGATATTAAGTTCGAGAGTTTTATTCAATATAATGAATTACTTAAAAGTATAGCTGAGAAACTAGAAATCACGTTTATAGGAGCTTAATAGGAGGTAAAGGCATGGAAAAGGTAATTTTGAACATAGAAAATGGACAACCCATAGTAACAGAAACAACAGAAATAAAGCCAGTAGAAATAGGAGGAAAAAGAGTTTTAACAACGGAGCAACTAGCAGAGATATATCAAACAGATATAAATAACATACAAGTTAATTTCAAAAATCATAAAAGCAAATTTATAGAAGGTAAACATTATTATTTTTTACAAGGTGAAAAATTAAGAGAGTTTAAGAACTATCTTAATAATATTCAGTTAGTTGGTAAAAGAGCTCCTAGCTTATACCTCTGGACAGAAAGAGGAGCCAATAGACATTGCAAAATTCTAGACACCGATAAGGCATGGGAGCAATTCGACAACTTAGAGGAAACTTACTTTAGAGTTAAAGAAAATAAAGTAGAAGTAAACCAACTTAGTCCAGAATTACAAATGTTTAATAATTTATTTAAGGCATTAGCAACTACAGAACTAGAACAAAAGAAATTAAATGCAACAGTGCAAGAAACTAAAGAAGAGGTACAAGCTATTAGAGATGTAGTTAAATTAGATACTACATCATGGAAAGAAGATTCTACTAAGCTAATAAATAAAATAGCCCAAAACTTTGGCGGCTATGAATATATTAGTGAAGTTAGAAAAGAGATTTATAAATTACTAGACAAAAGAATGGGTGTGAATTTAGAACAAAGACTTACTAATAAACGTAGAAGAATGGCAGATGAAGGAGTATGTAAGTCTAAAAGAGATAAATTAAATAAAGTAAGCGTAATAGGTGATGATAAGAAACTTATAGAGGGTTATGTATCCATAGTTAAAGAAATGGCTATTAAATATGGGGTAAAAGCTTAGGAGGTGATTAAAAATTGGACAAACTATTAACTCAAAAAGATTTAGCTGAAAGATGGCAAGTAAGCGTAAAAGCAATAGAAAGTTATAGACAACAAGGATTAATAACTCCAGTGGAAGGATTACCTTCTATAAGATTTAATCCACAACATATAGCCGAGTTAGAAGGTACTAAGCTAGAAAGATTTAGTCCACTAGAACGTAGACGTATGGAAAGAGAAATAGAGAATCTAAAACAAGAAAATGAAAAGCTTAAAGGTATTTTAAGTGCAACATTAGCTAACTTAGCACCTGTTATCAATTTGTAAAGGAGGTTGTATAAATGCTTAAAAGATTACTTGCAGAAAGAGGTGTTATTTTAACAAAAGAATTATCAGATATGGTAATAGCAGATATTAAATTTAACAAAATTAGATTTAACAAATGTACAAGCATAGAAGAATTATTAATTATAACAGAAAGATGTAATAAAGCACTTATCAAATGTGCTTAGAAAGGTAGGTGATAAAAATTAAATTATATCAACATCAAGAGAGAGCATTAAAAGAAACTGAAAAATTTAATAGAGTTGGGTACTTTTTAGATATGGGACTTGGAAAAACCTTTGTAGGTTCAGAAAAATTAAAAGAGCTCAATACCAATATAAATTTGATAATCTGCCAAAAATCAAAATTACAAGATTGGTATGAGCACTTTAAAACATATTATCCAGAGTATAACACATTTATATACTCTAAAACAAGAGAAATACCATCTAATAGTGTTGTAATAATAAACTACGATTTGGTATGGCGTAGACCAAAATTATCACAGCTAGAAAATTTCACTTTAATGTTAGATGAAAGTTCTATGATTAAAAATCCAACATCTAAGCGAACTAAATTTATATTAAAGCTTAAAGCAGAGAATGTAATACTTTTATCTGGAACTCCATGTGGTGGAAAATATGAAGAACTCCATACACAATGTAAGTTATTAGGTTGGAATATATCTAAAAAACTTTATTGGCAGCAGTATATAAAGTCTATAAATATGGATATTGGAGGGTTCAAGGTTCCTAAAGTAGTTGGTTATAAGAACGTTGAAAGACTTAAACAAAAATTACATGACTATGGATCTATATTTATGAAGACAGAAGAAGTATTTGACCTTCCAGAGCAAGTAGAAATACCAGCTTTAATTGAGAATACTAAAGAGTATAAGAAGTTTAAGAAAGATAGATTGATTACTATTGATTTAAAAAATAAATGTGAATTTAAAGATGATAGTGATTTCTACGGTAAAGATGTAACACCAAGAATTGAGTTAGTAGGAGACACTTCACTAACTAAGATGTTGTATTTAAGGCAATTAAGCTCACAATATAATACTAATAAATTAAGTGCTTTAAAAGACTTGTTAGAGAGTACAGAAGACAGAGTAATCATATTCTATAACTTTACAGAAGAAATGGAGCAAATAAAGAATTTATGTGAAGGATTAGAAAAGCCAGTATCTATAGTTAATGGACAAATTAAAGACTTGGAAAATTATAAAAATAAAGATAATGCAGTTGTACTGGTCCAGTATCAAGCCGGAGCTATGGGTCTAAATCTACAGTTAAGCAATAAAATAATTTACTACAGCTTACCACTAGCAAGTGAATTATTTGAACAGAGTAAAAAAGAACTCATAGAATTGGACAAACACGAACTTGCATGTATTGGTATTTGATAACTAAAGGCTCTATAGAAGAGCAGATATTTGAAACTTTAAAAGAACGTAGAGATTACACAAATAAGCTATTTGAAGAATTGGAGGAAATATAAATGGTTGGTTTACCAGATTGTTGTTATGAATATCGTTATGAAGCACCAAAAGCACATATAGTTGATACCTGCAATATCTGTGGAAATGACATATATGAGGATGATGAATACTATAACATTGAAAATTTAAACATATGTAATAATTGCATAGATGAATTTAAGAAAGTTGGTGAAATACAATAGCAGCAGAGAAACAGTTTGAAAATGAAATAAAGAAATTTTTATCACAGTTACCTAAAACATGGTTTTTTAAATATTGGGCAGGACCAATGAGTAAAGCTGGTATTCCAGATATTGTAGCTTGCGTTAACGGTAAGCTAGTTGGAATAGAAGTCAAAGCCCCCAATGGTAAACCTAGCGAATTACAGAAACGTAATATAAGGCTTATAAACGAATGTGAGGGTATGGGATATATATTATATCCTAAAGATTTTGAAGTCTTTAAAAAGGATATGTGGGAATTATTAAATGGTTAAAATTATTAAAAATGGATATAACGTATATTGAAAAGAGGTGATTAAATGCAGTATTCGCATAGTAGAGTTGAGAGTTTTAACTCGTGCCCTTATAAATATAAATTACGATATGTAGACAAGCTTAAAACTATTCCTAACCAGGATGCAAACAATGCTCTTATATGTGGGAATACAATTCATTTAGGAGCAGAGAAGGATTTAAAAGCAGCATTAAAATTTTATAAGTCAAATTATTATGTATTAACTGATTTGCACATAAATGAAATTATAAAATTTGAGTATTTAATACCAAAACTTAAAGAGCTTTTACTAGATATTAATATATATGCTCAAGAGTATTTAATTAGTACTCATAGGTTTCGTGGAATAGTGGATCTAATAACATCTAATACAGATGGAACAGTAGATGTATTTGATTTTAAATATTCAAATGCTATAGAGCATTATATGGAAAGTCCACAATTACACATTTATAAATACTTCCTGGAGCAAAAAGGATTTAAAGTTAGAAAGTTAGGATTTATATTTATTCCTAAGATTTCCATAAGGAAGAAGAAAACAGAAGATTTATATCAGTTTAGAAAGAGACTCATGGAAGAACTAAATAAAAGTGAAATTAATTTATTAAAAGTACCTTATAACCCAATAAGGTTATAGAGTTCTTTGACAACATTATAGATACTAAGGAAGTAAAAGAGTTTAAGAAAAATCCAACTGAATTATGTAGTTGGTGTGAATATGAAGAATATTGTTTAAAGGAGATTGATTATATGATATTACCTAAAAATCAAAGAAGAGATATTAAGAAAGCTAAAAAAAGAAAGATATGGATTTATGGTCCAGCATTTAGTGGAAAAACCACAATGTTAGATAATGCTCCAAATCCATTAAATTTAAATACAGATGGAAACATTGAATTTGTAACAATGCCTTATGTATCAATTAAAGATGAAGTTACAGTTGAAGGAAGAATGACAAAGAGAAAGTTTGCTTGGGAAGTTTTCAAAGAAGCTATAGAAGAATTGGAGAAAAAACAAAATGATTTTAAAACTATCATAGTTGATTTATTAGAGGATACTAGAGAAATGTGTAGAGTGTATAAATATGATGAATTAGGAATACAACATGAATCAGATAGTGGTTTTGGTAAAGGTTGGGACATTATTAAAACTGAATATTTATCAACTATAAGAAGATTATTTAATCTTGATTATGAAAACATAGTTGTATTATCTCACGAAGATGTATCTAAAGATATTACTAAAAAGAACGGTCAAATATAACTAGAGTAGCACCTAATATTCAAGAAGCAATATCTAATAAAGTTGCTGGTATGGTTGATATAGTTGCTAGGGTAGTTGTAGATGGTGATGAAAGAACTTTAAACTTTAAATCAGATGAAGTTATTTTTGGTGGTGGCAGATTAAAAGGAATTACTAAAACAAGTATTCCATTAAGTTGGGACGAGTTAATGAAAGTATATGATGAAGCTAATGCTGGTAAAAAAGAACCTAAAAAAGAAGAAGCTACTCCAGCTGAGGATAAAAAAGAAGAAAAACCAAATAGAACAAGATCTAAAAAAGAAGAAACTAAAGTTGAGGATGAGAAAGAGGAAGAAGTTAAAGAAATTACTTCAGAAGAAGTAAACGAGCTTAAAGAAGAATCTACAGAGGAAGTTAAAGAGGATAAACCAGTAGAAGAACCTAACGAAGAGAAACCAACTCGTAGACGTAGAAGAAGAAAGGCAGATGAAGAGTAATGGTATTGCAATTTGAAGATTATAGAGTAAAAACTGATAATAGGCAATTTGTAGTTCAAAAGAGGAAAGTTGTTCAAGCAGGAAGATTTACAAAAGAAGAAAACATAGGTAAAGAATACTGGGAGGATGAAGCATATTGTACAACACTTAATTTTGCTTTAAAACTCCTTAGGAAAAAAGTTCTTTTAGATAATGATGACCTAAAGGTTATTATAAATAAATTAGACGAATTAGAAAACAAAATAGATGAATTTACAAGTTTATTAAAGGAGGAAATATAAATGGCTAACATATGGGATAAATTTGATAAGAATATAGATGTGGAGGGTTTAAAAGCAGATGCTAAAGAAGCTGCTGCTAATAACAGCGACTTCAAGGAAGTTCCACATGGTGAGTATGAAGTTGAAGTAAACAAGCTAGAGTTAAGAGAATCTAAAAAAGGAGATCCAATGTTAAGTATTTGGTTCAAAATGCTTACTGGGGAGTATAAAGGCAGTTTAATATTCTATAATCAAGTTTTAAGCAGTGGATTTGGATTACACAAGGCTAATGAAATGTTAAGATCTTTGGATAGTGGTGTAGAGGTAGAGTTTGAAAGTTTTTCACAATACAATAACTTACTTATGGATATAGCTGAAGTTATAGACGGTAAATTGGAATATCAACTTAGCTATACAGCTAATAAGAAAAATAATAAGTTTAGTGAGTATGAAATAAAAGATATATTTGAAGTTTAAAAGGGATGGGGAGTGTACGCTCCCCTTTGTAATAAAAGGGTGGTGATAGTTAATTTAATGATTGAAATTTGGAAAGATATTAAAGGCTATAAAGGATTATATCAAGTTAGTAATTTAGGAAGAGTTAAAAGTTTAGAAAGAAAATCAGATGTAGATGGTAGATTAATAAAATCTAAAATATTAAAAACAGGATTAAATAATCCAGGATATAAATTTCTAGTGTTAAGAAAAAACGGCATTAGTAAAAATAGAATGATTCATCGATTAGTGGCAGAAGCTTTATATCTAATCCTAATAACTATTATTGTGTTAATCATATTGATGGAAATAAACAAAACAATAGAGTTGAAAACTTAGAATGGTGTACTCAAAGTTTTAATTTAAAACATGCTGTAGAAATAGGATTGGTTGAAAATCAATGTAAAATAACCAGAAAAGTAACTGTCAAACATAATGAAAAAATAATTATATTTGAAACCATGAAAGATTGTGCAACGTATTTTGGATTTAAAAATGGATGGTTGCAAAATCGAATAAGAAAACATGGGTGTACTTTCAATTATAAAGGTTATGAAATTGAAGTACATGAAAGGGGAGTTGCATAAAATCATGATTTTTTATGATTTTGAATGAAGTATTTAAACATGACTGGTTAGTAGTAATAAAAGATACCGACACTAAACAAACTCACACTATAGTAAATAACAGAGAACAACTTGATATCTTCTATGAAGCTAACAAAGATAATATTTGGTGTGGTTATAACAGTAGGAGCTATGACCAATGGATCCTAAAAGCCATAATGGCTGGATTTAATCCTAAAGAGTTAAACGACCACATAATATTAGATCATAAGCCAGCTTGGAAATTTAGCAGTACATTATTTAAGATTCAACTATATAACTATGACGTTATGACTAGTTCCATGGACTCAAACAACTTGAAGGTTTTATGGGTAATGACATAAGAGAAACAACAGTTAACTTTAATATAGACAGAAAACTTACAGGGGAAGAACTCCAGGAAGTAATTTTCTACTGTAACCATGACGTAGAGCAAACTATGGAAGTATTTATAAATAGAATAGAAGAGTTTGAAGCCACATGGATTAATTAAAAACTTTAAATTACCACTTAAATATATAAGTAAAACTAAAGCGCAATTAAGTTCAATAATACTCGGAGCAGATAAAACAGAACGTGAAGATGAATTTGAAATAACTATAGTACCAACTATAAAAATTAATAAATATAAAGAGATTTTGAGCTGGTATAAGAATCCACTTAATAGAGATTATAAAAAATCTTTAGAAATAGAAGTTGCTGGAGTACCTCATGTGTTTGGTTGGGGTGGTTTACATGGTGCTAGAGATAAATATCAAGATGAAGGAATTTTTATAAATAGTGACGTTGGAAGTTTCTATCCTTCACTTATGATACAGTATGATTTTTTATCACGTAACGTAAGAGATAAGTCAAAGTATAAAGAAATTTATGATTATCGTATGCAGCTTAAAAAAGAAGGTAAAAAGAAAGAGCAGCAACCTTACAAAATAGTTTTAAATAGTACTTATGGAGCTTCCAAAGATAAATATAATAATCTGTTTGACCCATTACAAGCGAATAATGTTTGTATAAATGGACAGCTAATGTTATTGGACCTTATAGAAAAAGTAATTGAAGGAGTTCCAGGAGCCAAATTGATACAAAGTAATACAGACGGTGTTATGTGGAAGTTGGAACATAAATCAGATATAGAAAATTATAAAGCCATATGTGAAGAATGGTGTAAAAGAACACGTATGACACTGGATCATGACTATATTAAAAAAGTAGTGCAAAAGGATGTAAATAACTATCTTATAGTAATGGAAAACGGGAAAATTAAATCTAAGGGTGCTTATGTTAAATCACTAAGTAAGTTGGATTATGATTTGCCAATAGTGAATAAGGCCTTAATGGAGTATTTTATAGGAAATATTACTCCAGAAGAAACTATTTCAAGTTGTAATCAACTAAAGGAGTTCCAGAAGGTAGTTAAAATAAGTAGTAAATATCTATACGGTTATCATGGAAATACAAAACTAGATGAAAGAGTTTTAAGGGTATTCGCCAGTAGGTCTAGGAGTGATGCTGGAGTTTTTAAAGTTAAAACAGAAGGTGGAACTAAGGAGAAAATAGCAAGTACACCGATTAAATGTTTTATTGATAATAGTTATATTGAAGGTAAAAAAGTACCTCATAAATTAGACAAGCAATGGTATATAGATATGGCTTGGAAAAGGATAAATGACTTTATGGGTTAGGTCGGAATATGAAA